GGTATTAAATTCAAATTGGATAGTATGAAATTTACTAATATTCATCGCTCCACTTGGCTGTATAGACCTTGGGTCGGTATCTAAACAAAAATTATACATATATAATCCGTCTGGTGCATTTCCTTGCGAACTCAAATATTTTTCCACATAATTATATACCCCTCCTTCCATCAAGTTTTCACGATATTTTCCATCCATAATAATAGCCAAGGCCATTAAAATATTTTTGTTATTTCCTTCATGATAATCCCCAGTAATGTATAGACCAGTCGAGAGATTATCTGCTGGATTTACTCCTGGTCCAAATCCTGTTATAAAATTCTCATTATCATTACAGGCAGTTGCAATAGTCCAGTCTCCATGTGCTTGTGCTTCTACCAAGTTATAAGGTAAATAATTATATGGCCAATTACTATAATTTGACCACTCGTTTCGAAGATTAATATCAGAACGTTGAAAATAAAACATCCATGATGAAACCATGCCTGCTGTATTATCTAAATCTATACGCTGACTTCCCGTGACATTTTCGTATGTTGTTTCAAACACACTTTTGAATAAATAATTTTGCTCCAGCGCAGCAAACACACGCGATTCTTCACTACTCAAAAAACAATACGTTGCCAATAAATTTATATCAGCATTCCAATTTGTTCGTTTATCCGCATAATCAGCATCAGTTAAAGCAATGGATGGAGGAGGTTGCAAAAAACGATAAAATTGCTGCAATGGTTCATTAAAATTAGGTCGAATTAATGGATAATCGTTTTCTTTATCCGCAACATCACGTATTTGTATTAAGTCTTGGATAGAACGCAAAGTGATATTAATATACAATTCATTATATTGTAAAGCGACCAAAGGAAAGGCCATTTTTGAATTCATTCCAAACCACAAATTAAGAGGAATATACAGTTTACGCGCACGTATGGAAGGTTCAGGACCTTGTTGTGCAGTAGTGTAATAAGCATTTGGATATTGATTAATACGACCATTACTATTTCCAGGATCATTTAATTCAGGCACATTTCCTGTCATGTTATCATATAGTGCTTTTTGCGTAGATGTAAAATCACGCTGTACCATTGCTAATAAATAGTTTCCGGAAATCTTTTGTAATGTTTGTCCTCCTACATTAACTTCTATTTCTTTAATCATTTGTGTACCCAAATTTTCAATCCAGCGAAATTCATATGGAACCCAGCTGGAATCACAATCAGCAGGAGGCATAATGGGACTCCAGATTGTCGGTAATGTAACAACTAAATATGTATCCATAAGAAGTTCAGCATATCTTTTTACCTTAAATGTATATTTGGACTCTTCTGATAAACGCAATGCTCTTTGACCATCAAAATCCAAGCGAAATTTTTGCATACCAAAATTAGTATAACGTGAATACACCGGCTTAAAAAACGTCTTCTTTGGATTTCCATTTAATATTATATTTTGATTTCCATATGCAACAAGATTTAGTAAACCCCCAGGCATAATATATATAATCCTCATATAATATTATTAATATACTTTCAAAATTATATATAAATATATATTAATATGTCCGAATTTAAGATTGATCCTAATAAATTATTTAATAATTTAAGTAGAAATATGACTGATGTTTTCGAGCAAAATAAAGAAATTCAAGTAACCGTTTTTTTAGTCGCATTTCTTGCTATTTTGATTTTTCTTATGATCTTGTATATTTCTAAAAAACGAGCATTAAATAAGAAAAATTGCAATGATTTAGATAAAATATATGATAGCTTTCCTTTAATTTCTTCCATGAACCCAAGCGAAGAAAAAAACCAATATTTACTCCGTGATTATTATATTAAAACGGCTTATAATGCTTGCTGTGGTGGAGAATTTAAAAACGACTTTGTGAATGTGTGTGCCTTGAAAAAATGCATACAACAAGGAGCACGTTGTTTAGATTTCGAAATTTATTCTGTAGACAATAAACCAGTAGTCTCCACATCTTCAGTCAATGACTTTTTTGTCAAAGAAACATACAACAGCGTTGATTTTGATCAAGCTATGGATGTGATTAATAATTATGCTTTTTCTGGTTCCACGTGTCCTAATCCTCAAGATCCACTTATTTTGCATTTTAGAATACAAAGTAATCGTAAAGACATATACGATATGATGGCAGACAGTATTCAATCTAATTTATCGAGTCGTGTTTTGGGCAAAGAATATAGTTATGAATTCGAAGGATATAATTTAGGAGCAGTCCCTGTCAAAAATTTTATGGGAAAAGTCATCATAGCCATTGATCGCTCCAATGATTTATTTGAAGACACGGAATTGAAAGAATATTGTAATATTGCCAGTAGCTCCATTTTTATGCGTGCTTTACGCAATTATGATATTCAATATAATCCAAATATTGACGAATTATCTTATTATAATCAAAAAGCCATGACCATTGTCATGCCTGATTTAAGTGCTTACGACGATAATTATGCTTCTGGTTTAGCAATGTCTTATGGATGTCAAATGGTCGGCATGAATTTCCAAAACTTTGATGCCAATATGGAATTTTACGATATTATGTTCGACGAGGCAGGTAGCGCTTTTGTATTAAAACCAAAACACTTGCGCTATATTCCTGAGACGATTAAGAATCCTCCTCCACAAAATCCTGAACTGTCTTACGCAAATAGAAAAGTGGAATCCGACTATTATAGTTTTAATATTTAAATAAATTTTTTAGGAAGTCATTATATATAATATAATGAGTTCTTGTAATAAACATTTATCATATGATGAAAAAGAATTGGAAATATTGAGAGATGCGGTTGATTTAGCACAAGAACGCGCGGCGAAAAAAGTTATTCGAAATCCTCAGGTTAAGCAAATTATTAATATTGTAGAGAAATTTTTGCGCACCAATAAAACTTGTTGCTATGGCGGAACCGCTATTAATAATATTCTTCCATCACAAGATCAATTTTACGATAAAAATTTAGAGCTTCCTGATTATGACTTTTTCTCTCCAAATGCATTAGAAGATGCCAAAAAATTAGCATCAATATACTACAAAGCTGGTTATAAAGATGTGGAGGCAAAATCGGGCGTTCACCATGGCACATATAAAGTGTTTGTTAACTTTTTAGCTGTCGCTGATATTACACAAATGGACAGTGGTCTCTTTAATGCAGTATATAAAGACTCTATCAAAGTAAATGGTATTCATTACGCACCACCTGATTACTTACGTATGGCTGCTTATTTAGAATTATCACGACCCGCCGGTGATGTTTCCCGTTGGGAAAAAGTGATGAAGCGCATTCGTCTTTTGAACAAAAATTATCCCATGAAAAATCCTAAGTGCGATAATGTCAACTTTCAACGCAGTATGGAAGAAGATGTTCTTGAAAGTGAAGATATTTTTACGACTGTACGTGATTCATTTATTGATCAAGGGTTAGTATTTTTTGGAGGCTACGCTAACTCTTTGTACGGTCGGTATATGCCAAAACAACATGGACGAACTGTAGCGAAGATTCCTGATTTTGATGTTTTATCAGAAGACCCCATGAAGTCCGCTATTATTGTCAAAGAACGTTTAGAAGAAGAAGATATAGAAAAAGTGGAAATTATTGAACAAGAAGGTGTGGGTGAAATTATTGCGCCGCATGTTGAGTTGCGCGTTGGAAAAGAAACAGTGGCGTTTATTTACAAACCATTGGCATGTCATAGTTATAATATAATTAATGTTGGTAATAAGAAAATAAAAGTAGCGACTATAGATACCATGTTGAGTATGTATTTAGCGTTTATATATGCAAATCGTCCTTATTATAATAAAGACCGTATTTTATGTATGTCGCAATATTTATTTAATGTCCAACAAAAAAATAGATTAGAACAAAAAGGTGTATTGAAACGTTTCAGTGTAAATTGCTATGGCAAACAACTTACATTGGAAGAAATCAAAAATGAAAAGGCAGAAAAATTCAAAGAATTAAAAGAAAAACGAAATTCAAAAGAATATGAAGAGTGGTTTTTACGTTTTGTGCCTCATGAAAACAATGGATCTAAGAAACAATATAAACCGAAAAAAACGCAGAAAAAGAAGCGCACAAAAAGGAAAAAATCAAAAACTTTCAAAAAAGGATTATTTAATTTATT